GATTATAAATTTACCCAAACAACTTTAGATGGTGAATCTTCTTTACAAATTACGGGTACATATCCTAATAGATCAAGATATATTAGAGTAGACCAAGTACTTAGCCCTACCCCACAATACTTAGTAGGTGGTGTACCTAACCCAGTTTATACAAGTTCTATTCCTGTAGTTGACAATGGTAATGATACAGGTTCATTTACTGGTGGAACTGGTCAATTAACAGCTAGTGCTAAATTCTATGATCAAGCCGCATCAAGTAACATTCAAGGTCTTACTTCTGCTAATTATAATAATGCTATTAGTTTATTAGCTAGTGCTAATGATTATCAATTTAATGTATTAGTGACTCCTGGTTTGAATTATTCAGATCACGAAACTACAATGAGTTTAGCTCTTACTAACACTGAAAACAGAGGTGATAGTGTATATGTAATGGATTTAGGACCATATGCACATTCAGCCAGTCAAGTAATTGATACCGCAAATGGTATTGATTCATCATATGGTGCTGCTTATTATCCATGGGTTCAAACACTTGATCCTGCTACTGGCCAGTATGTAAATGTACCAGCTTCTGTAATGATCCCAGGTGTTTATGCTTATAATGATAGTGTTGCTGAGCCATGGTTTGCTCCTGCAGGTATTAGCAGAGGTGGATTAAGTACTGTAATTAGAGCTGCTTCTAAATTATCTCAAACAACTCGTGATAATTTATACCAAGGTAAAGTTAACCCATTAGCTACATTCCCTGGTCAAGGTGTTGTAGTATATGGTAATAAAACCTTACAAACTAAAGCTTCTGCTCTTGATCGTATTAATGTTCGTCGTTTGATGATTGCTCTTAAAGGATATATCGGTCAAATTGCTAATGGATTAGTATTCCAACAGAACAATGCTTCTACAAGAAACTCATTCTTAGCACAAGTAAACCCATACCTTGAGTCAGTTCAACAAAGACAAGGTTTGTATGCGTTCAAAGTTGTAATGGATGATTCTATTAATAATGCTGCCGTAATTGACAGAAACGAATTAGTAGGTCAAATTTACTTACAACCGACTAAGACGGCTGAATTCATTTACTTGAACTTCACACTTACTCCAACTGGTGCTACTTTTGAATAAGGTTTAAACAGCAACATATTTATTAACAAATAAAAACTAAAAGAAAATGGCAATCATAAATAATAATGAAATGTTTTTTACAGCGTTTGAACCAAAACAGGCAAACCGATTTATCCTGTACGCTGATGGAGTACCAACATGGATGGTTAAAGGAGTAAGTGCAGTTACCTTAACTCAAAACGAAGTAGTATTAAACCACATTAACGTTCAAAGAAAAGTTAAAGGTAAAACTACTTGGGGTAATGTCACTATGACACTTCACGATCCAATTTCACCTTCTGGTGCTCAAATAATCATGGAATGGGTTCGCTTATCACACGAATCAGTGACAGGTAGAGATGGGTACTCTGACTTCTATAAGAAGGACTTAGTAATTAATGCTCTTGGCCCTGTAGGTGACGTGGTAGCAGAATGGGTGCTCAAAGGCGCGTTTCCAGTAAATGCTAACTTTGGTGAATATAACTGGGATACTGAAAATACCGCTATAAACATCACAATGGAATTAGCAATTGACTATGCTGTGTTAAACTACTAAAAGTTCAACCCAATATTTATAAAAAGAGCTTGCATTTTTGCGAGCTTCTTTTTTTTTCATATATTTATAGATAACAAACAAATGTTATAACAAAAATTATTTATGGAAAACAAGTTTAGTATGCCAACCGAAATGGTTGATCTCCCATCAAAAGGTTTAGTCTACCCAGAAACAAATCCTCTTTCAAGCGGTAAAGTTGAAATGAAATATATGACCGCTCGAGAAGAAGATATTCTTACCAATCAATCTTATATTCAAAAAGGAACAGTATTAGATGAATTAATTAAATCTCTTATTGTAACACCTAATGTAAAATATGAAGATATGGTTGTAGGTGATAAAAATGCTTTATTAGTAGCTGCTCGTGTTTTAGGCTATGGTAAAGATTATAAGTTTATGTGGGGTGGTGAAGAACAAATAGTTGATTTAACAACAATTGAAAATAAATTTATTGATGAATCTCTATTTACTCCTGGTAAAAACGAATTTGAATATACTCTTCCTTCAACTGATGTTAAAATTACCTTTAAGTTACTAACCAGCAATGATGAAAAAAAAATTAATGCTGAATTAGAAGGTTTTAAAAAGATTAACAAAAATAATGTTCCTGAGTTGTCAACTCGTTTAAAGTATATGATTACTTCAGTTGAAGGTAATACTGAGTCTAAAGCAATTAGAGAATTTGTTGATAATAATCTTTTAGCTCGTGACTCCAGAGCATTTAGGGAGTATGTAAAGGAGGTACAGCCAGATGTTGATCTGACCTTTTTTCCCGACGGGAACGACTCAAAAGTTGACCTTCCAATTGGACTTAACTTTTTTTGGCCTGACATCTGAGGTAGCCAAACAGTTTCGAGTTAATCTTTTTACTCAAATTCACGAAATAGTTTTTTATGGCCAAGGCGGTTATAACTGGGAGACAGTCTATAACATGCCTATTTGGCTTCGTAAGTTTACTTTTCATACAATGAAAAAACATTATGATGAAAAGTCTGGAGATGAAAACAATGGTTTAGATGCTCAAACTAAAGCTATTACATCAGGTCAAATTCAAATTCCTGAACAGTTTAGAGGCAAATTAGAACAGAAAACCCCAAAGTATTAATATTTATAACATATTATCTTAATACATGGCTACAACCCCAAACAGTAATCCTAATCAGTTAAATGAAAAAGAGTTAAAAAGGTTAATTGAACTTTTACAAAAGATTGATAAACTATCTGAAGTTGCAGCCATTAACATGGCTAATCAAGCTCAATCTGCTGGTAATGCTCGTCAACAATTAGACAGATTAGAAGGAGAGTGGAGTGATATTACGGGTGACATAAGTTATGCATCTAAAGGCTTTAGTGCAATTCTGCAAGACATTAAAAACTCTAATGAAGGTTTAAATGAATCAGTAAAAGCATATCGTGGATTAAAATCTATAGCCGAAACACTTCAAAGATATCAACAAGATATTAGTGAAGTATCAGAAAAAGATGTTGCTAAACAAAAACAAAAACTAGAAAATGAAAAAACTAGATTAGTAACAGCTAACGAATTATTAGCAGACAAGAAAAAAGAAGGTGAAACATCTCGAACCTCTTTAGCATCAGATAAAGCTAGAAATGAGCAAGAACAAAAACATTTAGTTAGTGTTATTGTTAATCTACAAAATAAAGCTCAAAAAACTAAACAAGAATATTACGATCTTTTTAAAGCACGTAAAGAACTTCAATCAACAAATAATGAGTATGTTTCAATAAATAAAAAGATTGAAAACAATGAAAAATCTTTAACTAAAATTGAAGATACTCTAAAACAAAATGAAGCATCAATAGGTAAATTTGATGCTTTAGCTGAAGGGGTAGAACTTACTTTACAAAGAATATCTAAAGAAGTTAGATTTAAGAATGTTGAAAATTTAGATAAACAATTTAAAAACATTATTGAGGAAGCTCAATCAACTGATGAAAATTTATCTAAAATTACTAAATCATTTACTTCTATATCTAGTATAGCTCAAAAAGTTCAAGATCATCAAAGTGGAGCAAATGAATTAAGCGAAAAAGATGCTAAAAAACTATTAGAAAAACTAGAATCTGAAAGAAGACGTTTATCTAATAGTTATGAATTACTCAAATCAGAAGAAAAAAGATTAAAACTTAGTAAAGAATCTAATCAAAAAACTTTAGATAGTACAAAACAAGAAATTGATATTTTAGAAACTAAAAGTAGTTTAACTAAAGATGAAGAAGAAAAATTAAAAACTTTTAAAGTTCAATATCAAAAATTACTTGAATCTCATGATAAAATAAATGAAGACCTTGAAGTAAATAAGGTTACTCAAGAAAAAATATATGGTTATATAACTAAACAAAATAAAACTTATGATACAACTGTAAATAACCTTAACAAAATAAAAAAAGAACAAGAGAACATTAGAAAATCTCTTGGTTTAAGTGGTTTAGCAGTTGATGGTATAGGAAAAGCATTTAATAAATTAGGATTAGGTGGATTAGCTAATGCTATGGGATTAGATGATGCTAAGGAAAAAATGAAAGAAGTAGCTAATGAAATTACTCAAGGTGGTAAAAAAGCAGCTGGTCTTGGAGGTCAATTTAGAATATTAGTTGCGGGTTTAAAAGAAGTAGGTGTAAATATACTTAAAAATTTAACTGATCCTGTAACTATAGTTACTGGTTTAGTAGCTGGATTAGTAGCAGGCGTTAAAGGCTTAATATCTTTATTTGAAGAAACAGCTAAATACAACGCTGATATAGCTAAAACATTTGGCTTATCAGCAAGTGAATCAGCAAAAATAGGTGATAATTTAAGAGCAGCTGCAGGTAGTGATTTCTTTATGACCAATAAAGAAGCCAGAGAAGCATTTGATGCTATGGCTAATGCTACTGGAACTATAAATAGTAACTTCTCAGACAAGAAAACAGTCCAAAACATGCAACGACTGATGGTCTTTGCTGGTTACTCAGCCGAATCTGCAGGTGAATTCTATAAATTAGGTCAGTTGAATAATAAATCAGCTGATAAAATGGTTACTAGTCTTCAAGGTCAACTTAAAGTACTTCAAGTAAACAATAAACTTCGAATAAACGAAAAACAAGCTGTTGAGATGGTTGCTAAAGCCAGTGCAACAGTTAGAATGAATTTAAGTGCTAATCCTAAAGCATTAGCTACAGCTGCATTTTATGCTTCTAAATTAGGTATGAGTTTAGATGAAATAGCATCAGCAGCTGAACAAACCTTAAACTTTGAATCTTCTATACAAAACCAGTTAGAATACCAAGTATTAACTGGTAAAGAAATTAACATCGATGCTTATCAACAAGCCGCCGCTTCAGGTGATACTGCTAAAGCAGCTGAAGAGATGAATAGGATATTGGAAGAGCAAGGTGATAGCATTAAAGGCAACTTCTTCGCTCAGGAAGCATTAGCTAAAACATTAGGTATATCAAGAGAACAAATGATGAAGTCTCTTGAATTACAAAAAATCCAAAAGAAAGTAGGTGGTGACATAGCTCAAATTGAACAAGCTATTAGTGAAAAAATGAAAGATGGTCTTACTTTTGAACAAGCAGCAGCAGCTGTAAGTGAAAAAGATTATGAGACTATGGTTAAAAGAAATGAAAGTGCTGAAATGTTCACTCGAACTATTGGTGAAATAAAAGAAGCATTTCAAAATGCTTTAGCTAATAGTAAAGGATTTAAAGATTTATTTAGTGAAGAAAATGTTAAAAAGTATGTTGATTTTATCACTAACACATTAATTCCTAAAGCTGAAGAACTTGGAAAAATGGCCGGTGACGTTCTTGAATATTTAACTGATGAGGAAAAACTAAAAAAACTTACAGATAAATTTAATGAAATTAAAAATACCATATCCGAAGTAGCTAAAATAGCAGCTACTGTTGGAGTTGTTATTGGAAGTATAAAATTAGCTCAAGGTATTAAAAACCTTATTATGGGCCAACCTGGTAGCCGAAATAATCCATTATATGTAAGAATGGAGGGAGGTGGAGGAATGCCTGGTATGGATATGTTTGGTTCTGAAAGCCCTGGTAAATCAGGTAAATCCCGTAGTAAATGGAAAAGACGAGCCGGACAAGCTTTAAAAGTAGCTGGAGTAGCAGCCGGAGCATATATGGCTTATAATGCTTTTTCAGGCAAAAGTGAAGATGAATTTAGCCAAGAAGAAGTAGATGCTTATAGAGCACAACAACCTAGTGCATATTCAGAAGAAATATCTACTTTAGAAGCTAAAGGAGATAAAAGAACTCAAGAAGAAACTAAAAAATTAGCTGAATTAAAAGCCCAAAGTGACAAAGAAGCTAGAGAACAATTAGCCAGTCAACAATACATTACTGGTAGTAAAATGGGAGACATAGGCTTATCAGCAGTAGATATAGCATCTACGGCTTCTATTCCTACGGGCGGAATATCTTATTCGCCCCAACCTACAACTACTCCAGGAACTGATCTAAAAAGCCGTGCTCAGCAAATAACTGAAATGAAAGCTAAAACCCCAGGATTAACTTCTGAGGATGCTTTAAAACAAATTAGAGATAGTGAAAAAGGATGGTTTACTAAACTGTGGGATAACATAACCACAGGTGTTAAAGATATGGGATCTAAATTAGCTGATGGAGCCAAAAATATAGGTACTAAATTGGTTGATGGAGCTAAAGGAGTTTATGATAGTGCTAAAAATATAGGATCTCAATTGCTTGAAGGCTCTAAAAATTTAGTTAACCAAGTTGGAACTAAAATTGGAGAATTTGGAACTAAATTAATTGATGGAGCTAAAACTTTAGCTAGTGATGCTGGTAAGGCTATAGCCAATATGGCTAGTAAAGCTGGTAGTCTATTATCAGATTTAGCTAGCAAAGCAGGTAATTTAGTTAAAACTGCCATTGATGGTGTAACCAGTACAGCTGCTAAGGTTATAAACGCAGGGAAAAACGTAGCTGCTACAGTTGTTGATAAAGGTAAAGACGCTGTTAAAAGCGCTACTAGCACGGGGAAAAGCTTTTTTGGTAAAGCTATGGACTTGGGATCTGAAATAATTGGTAAAGGAAAAAATGCTGTTTCAAATGTTGCTGGCAAGGTGATGGATGTTGGTAAAAGTGTAGTTAGTAAAGCTACTGGGGTAGTTGGTGAAGCATATCAAGGTGTTAAAAGTGCTGCAGGTAAAGCAGTTGATGTTGGAGCAAATGTTGTTAATAAAGCAGTAGATGTAGGTAAAAGTGTAGCTACTAAAACTGCTAATGTAGCCGGTGATGTTTATAAAGGTGCTAAAAACATAGGTAAAGAAGCTTGGAGAGGAGTAACAAATGTAGCTGATTGGGTTAAGGATATATTTAAAACTAATATAGGTAAAGCTATAGGCAAAGCCTTTGGCCCTATATTAGATACAGTAATGGGAATAGTAAATATTAATTCTCTAATATCTGATGCTAAATCTAGAAAAGCTGCTGGAGAACAAGTAGATACAAGCCAATTAGGTAAACAAATAACTAAATCTGGAGCCTACTCAATAGCTAAAATACTTTTAAATTTTGGAGGTCCTATAGGAACAGCTCTTGATCTTACGGATACAGCTCTCTCATTTCTAGGTATATCTCCTATCCAATTTTTAACAGACAACATAGTAGATTTATTCCCGGATGATGCTTTTAAAGGTTTAGGTGATTTAGCTTTAGGTGAATAACAAGCCCAACAAGTTCAAGATGGAGGTTTAAATCCAAATGGTGGTCCTGTAGTATCTACATTCCAAAAAGGTGAATTAACACCTGTAATGCAAGGTATTAAAGAGGATAATGTTTATATGACTACTAACAAACCAGTTCAAGCTGAAGATGGATTTTTTGGTAAAATTACTCAAAATTATTCTAATGCTCCTGTTATAGCTGCTATAAATAAGTTAACTGAAGCTATAGTGTCTAATAGTAATAAAGAAATAACATTAGCAATAAATGGTCAAACTGTAGGTAAAGTATTAACACCAATTATGAC